TTGTGTTCGCCTCCAATTGGAGAGAATACGCTACTTGTTCATCTATAGTTGCAATTTTACCTGCCGTGGTTGTCCACACTGGTGTTGCCATTACTGTACTCCTTACTAGGTATTTATTGGCAATTACCGGCTATTATTCTGTGTGCGAATCCAGTGTTCCAGGTGCTGTCGTAGTCCCTCTCGTGTGATCTTGTCCTGCTCACGTCGTATGGCCTCCTCCAAGCGTTTGATCTCGGAATGTGCTGACTTATGCCTGTTACGGTCGTTCCTGTGTTTCCTCATTGTTCCTTGTAAAGGATGTGCTATGATCTATTAAGATTCGTCGTAGAACGGAATAACTCTCATTGTTCCGGCGATCTTGATCTTTATGTAGCCTGTTGGTTGTCCAGGTAATGCTGATGCACCTCCCGCCGAACCCACAGTTGTCTGTGTGGCCGTGTTAAGATCCACAACTCCAGTACCCTGTGTGCTGATGCTGATGTCGCCATCTGACGTATCATTCTGTAAAGCATCTGCTCTCACAGTTGTTGCTTCCATCAATGTGAAGTTGGCCTCCGTGGCAGTAAGTTTCACGTTGGTTCCGCCAACCGCGACGTTCTGTCCCGCGGCAGGTGATAGTGTGATACCGCCTGATGTTGCAGAAACTGTGTTTCCGTCCAATCTCAAGTTGTCAACGTTCATCTGACCCGTTGTTGTCTGTGTTCCAGTTGCAGTGATTGGTCCAGTTAATACAATAGCACCTGTTCCTGCTGGATCTATAGTGATATCACCATTTGAACTTGATACTATTGTGTCTGCATTAATGGAACCTTGCACAGTCATTGTTCCCGCCACTGTGCTATTTCCAGTCACCGTGGTGTTGCCTGTAGTGGCAATGTCCGCCGTGTTTAGAGTTCCTGCCACTGTTGCGTTTGCAAGTACTTTTACTACTCCTGTGCCACTGCCGTCTAATTCTAGATCTGCGTTTGAGGCATTGGCTTTGATGGTGTTGTCGTCTATAGTGACACCATCAATCGCTACCGCTCCAGTCATTGTGGCCGCGTTGATAGTTGGGTTGGTCAATGTTTTGTTGGTCAGTGTCTGTGATCCTGTCAGTGTGGCCACTGTCGCGTCAATGTTTAATGTAACTGTTTGACTACCAGCAACTGATGTTAACCCTGTTCCACCTGCTATAGTAAGTGATTGTGAATCTAAATCAACTGCACCCGTTCCAGAATCACCTGCTAGGTCAAGATCCTGTGCAGTGACCTGTGAATCAACGTAAGCCTTGATTGATTGTTGTGTGGCAAGTTGCGTTGCACTGTTTGTGGCCATGTTGTCCTCATCTAGGATACCGGTAACAGTTGCACCTGACGCCAACGCCAGTGATGTGCTTAAAGTTGTGGCACCTGTAATCGTCGCCGCACCCGCCACGTTCAGTGTGCCAGTGGTCTGTATGTTTTCTGCTATCGTTATCTGTGATGAGTCATCGGAACTGATTGTAGTGCCTGCTATCCTTACTGCTGAAGCAACCACTCCGCCAGTGCCTGCTGGTAAAATTCTGATGTCTTCGTTTGATCTTGATGATATTATGTTGTGACCATTGACGTCCAAATTATTGGCCAGTGTGTTTGAATCACCGTCCGCGCCATATAGTTCCACGAAGTTGTCGTTTATCTTGTCAAATGCTGTTCTTAACGGATCGCCCGTGCCGTCGTTTGCACTTGATCCGATGTTGATAGTCTGTCTAGCCATACTTTATATTAATCCTTTTTTGTTATGGGTATTTATTGTAAATTCTATAAACCTAATGTAATTATTATAGGTCTATCAGTGTTCTCTGGAATTTGAAAACTGTGCTGTCACTTGAAATGTTTGTGGCCAACAATCTCACATTACCATCATCTATGTCTGCGGTGAATGTGCATAGTGGTGCTGTGTGTGAAGTGGTGGATCCAAACACGGTCAGGTATGCTTCTATGGTGCTGTCCGCACTAGGTCCGTGTATCAGGTTCGCTTCCACCATCTCGAATCTGCCGTTTGTTGAGTCTGATATGGATATGAAGTACTTGGCACTCCTGTAAGTGGCAGAACTGAATGAATCGACCTGTGTCGTGGCCGATGATGCCACAGTCGTTGTGTTGTCATTGATGTCTGAATGGTTCAGTGTTGCACCCGCTGTGGCGAAACCAAGATTGCCTGATCCATCCGTCTTGAGAAGTTGGTTTGCCGAACCATCCGCGGCTGGCATACTCAACCCATTGACTGTCACCGTCCCTGAACCATTTCCTGACAGTTCGAGGTCGGCATTGGAAGTTGAGGTTATCGTGTTGTCGCTTATGACCACACCGTCAATCGAGGCAGACGTGTTTGCCGTGATTGTTGTGAAAGTTCCTGCGGCAGGTGTCGTTGCACCTATCGTGGTGTTGTCTATGGCACCACCATTTATGTCCGTTTTTGACATCACAACAGATCCCGTGCCAGAGGGTGTAATCAAAAGATCCGAGTTGGATGCTGTTGCCTTGATCTCGTTGTCTGTGATGTTGATGTTTGAATCAACGGTCAAGTTGCTTATCACCACCGACCCTGTACCACCCGGGGTAAGGTTTATGTCTGCGTTTGAACTCGATCCTATCGTGTTGTCGTTGAACGTTAGGTTGTCTATAGTGGTAGTCCCTACCAAACTTGTGGTGCTGGTCACGGCCAGTGTTGAAAGTGTGGTCAATCCGGATGGCACCGCCAGGGTAGAACCCAAGTTAGTTGCACCATCCAGTGTTGCGGCACCCGATACGTTTAGGGTTCCGTCAACAATCAGTCCATCATTGATGTTGATGGTGGTTGAATCATCGGAGCTCAATGATGTTCCTTTTATCTTGATCGCTCCGAACACAACAGATCCCGTGCCACTGGGCAATAGATTGATGTTATCGTTTGATCTTGTGCCTTCTATGTTGTTTCCGTTGAAACTCAATGCGGGCATCGTGATGCTTCCTGTGCCGGCAGGTGCAAAGACCAGATCGTCGTTGGTCCTTATCGCACTGATCTCGTTGCCACTGATCAGTATGGCATCATTGAACAAAGGAGATGCGTATATCTCCGTGAAATTGTCGTTGACCTTGTCCATTGCGACACGTAGAGTGTCACCCGTACCGTCATTAGCGTTAGATCCTATGTTAAGCGTCTGTTGTGCCATTATAATTTAAAAATTCTCCTAACAAATTTTAGTGTCTGTGTTGTAGTGTTATTTACTTTCGCCCGCACCCTCACGTCGCCACCGTTTACAATGGCGGTGAATTCCAGCGAATCATATGCTGTTGATCCATCACCTGTGCCGTTGTCCACACCCCCAAACACACTTATGTATGCATTTCCTACTCCTTCTGAAGCATCATGTGTGACGTTCAACTCAATCAAACTGTATCTGTTGTTTGTCGCGTCAGAAATTTGTACCAGGTATTTTGCACCCCTGTAGGTGAGTGTGCTGAATGTGTCGAAAGTCTGTGCCACGCTGTTGCCCGTGATGGTGTTAGTGCCGTCCGTGATATCTGACACGTCAAAAAGAATCGGTGAAGTGAAATACACCAACTGTCCACTGCCGTTGGTCTGTAGCACCTGGTTGGCGGATCCGTCGCTTGTTGGAAATTTTATGCCATTGAATGAAACAGTGCCAGTGCCCTCACCTGTGAGCTCTAGGTCGGCGTTGGAAGTCGTCGTTATCGTGTTGTCGGTGATCACAACACCGTCTGCGTTCAGTGTGGTTGCATTAACTGTCGTGAAAGTGCTGGTCGCCGGTGTCGTGCCGCCTATCGTGGTGTTGTCAATGGCACCATCATTGACGTCCGCTTTTGACATCACAACTGATCCCGTGCCACTCGCTGACAAAACAAGATGGTCATTGGAACGTGTGACTTTGATCACGTTGTCTGTGAGGTTGATGCTGGAATCGATTGTGAGATTTGAAACATTGACCACACCCGTGCCTCCCGGTGTCAGGTTTAAATCAGCATTTGAACTTGTGGCGATTATGTTATCGTTGAAAGTGAGATTGTCTATGGTTGTAGTACCCGCGAACGATGACGCACCAGACACGGTCAAGGTCGAGAGTGTTGTGTCAAGGTCGAGAGTGTTGTGGCACCCGTCACTCCCAGTGTTGAATTTGCCGTTAACGCTGACGTGAAAGTGGGAGTGCTGGCATTAAATGTGCCATCCACAGACAAGTTTTCATTTACATTCACTGTGGTCGAGTCTGTCGCACTTATCGAAGTGCCTGCGAAACCTATGCCGTCCACTATCACCAATCCGGAACCGCTGGGTACGATCTTCAAGTCATCATTGGTCCTGTTTGATCTAATTGTGTTGTTATCGAAAGTGATCCCAGGGAAAACGATCGATCCCGTCCCCGCGGGTTTGAGCACAATGTCAGCATTTGATGCCGTTGAACTGATTTTGTTTCCGGTGAAATTGATGTCCGATGACACCGAAGATCTCGCATACAACTCCGTGAAGTTGTTGTTGATCTTGATGCCCGCACCTCTGATGGTATCACCTGTACCATCATCAGCCTGTGCTCCGATGTTGATTACTTCCTGGGCCATGTTAGATACTCGCTAGTGTGATCTTTTTCCATATCACTGTTGAACCATCATAGTTCGCAGTGCATACATATAAATTTGTTGCGTCCCAACTGATTGAACC